CTACTATATCTGCAAGTGATTCACTCATTTGTTATTTCCACCCATCTAAATCAAATTTGACACTTACATAATAATATCCATTTACATCAACTGAGTATTCAAATGCATCACTAGCCATTGTAACAACTACATGTGATGGATCTTTGTAAAGTTTATCACTTTGTGATACTCCTTGACGTAGTGGATATGGCAGTCTAACTTTAGCTTCACCAAACACGTTTGATGTAGCATTACTTAATGCAGAATGTATAGAACCATTTTGGTTTTCACTACTAATAAACACCTCACCTGGACGGAACGCATTAGCATCATCACTTGTAAGTCCTTCAACAAATAGTAATGTATCACCAGGTTCAGCTGATTCAATAAAGATTGCTTCAGTTGCACTAAGAGAATCTTTCCAATCTCTCCACAATATAGGTTCACCATCTTTGTTTTGTAAGTTGAAGTAAAATGGTGTAGCTTGTCCGTGTGCCGCTTGTGCAATTCCACTAAAGACTGAGAAGTCATCTGCTGTCATTGGTGGGTATTCTACGTCAAGTACCCATTTAGTAAATCCACTACTACGTGCATACTTGAAACCATTTTGGCTGTTGTTTACAATAGTAGGTTGCGCATAAGCAATTGTAGCACTAGCTGGTGTAATATGATCTGGCCATTGCTTTAGTCCGTCAGCATATCCATCTGATAACCATTCATCATGTGTGTTATACACATCTTGTAGTTCAGCTGGTGTTACAACTGGTGGAACATATGTGTCTGGAAGTGATTGAATAGACCATACCATGTCTGTGCCATTGTTGTATCTACCTGTTTCAGTTGCCGCTCCAACACTTGCAAGGCGTCCGTTTGCATCTACGTTTATTGAGTAATCAGCAGCTATCTGGTCTGCAAAATCACTTAGTTCACTTTCAGCAATTGCTCCGGCTTCCCACCATGTGCTCCAATCAACTTCAGCGCCAAATTGTGTAATATTGTTAGTATCTTTGTAGCTGTAAATTTTATTGCCTGGTAATACTATATCATACCCTGTAATTTTATATGGGTTTGGCTGACTAGGTCCTAGTGAAACTGTACCTGTTGTTGAATCAGTTAATCCAGCAAGACCAACTGTTGCTGTTCCGCCGCCAGTGTAGATACTGCTCATGTTTGATGCATTAGTGCCTTTTGGATTGTTTGGTTGTGAAGTTTGATAATACACACTACCAAATAACCAAGGTTTAACTGACATGCTATCCATGTGCCAAGAATATCTTTTAAATGTAACATCACCCATGTTTGTTGATGCTAGTGTAACAGGATTAAATGTTTCATCAGTTATACTTGTTGCTGTTGTTGCATCACCAGCTGAGTTACCTATGAATGGAACTGATCTTAAATCTGCAGAGTATGTAAGTTGAAAATCTGCTTCTGGTGTTACTACATCATACACTGGATCTGTAATAGCTTGTGGTGCTTGTGTAGCAATGTTTTCAGCTAACAATTTCCAACCATTACCACTTTGATTTAAGAAAGGGTCATTTCCTTTCATTAACCAAACACCACTGTTGGTGCCTGGAGGTGTTCCGCCTGGGATATTAGCTTCAACATAGTTATCAAGTATGCCTTCTTTTATCCCAACAATATCATTGAACCTTTCATTATTTGGTGTGCCATTTTCATATAGTCTAATTAAGAACCATTCTTCAGCTTCAACCCATGTGCTTGTTTTGTTACTACCATAATAATCATCAATGTCAAAGAACCAACCGTTGCTACCTTGTATAGCATCAGTTTCCCATATATCATCTGATGTTGTTATCCAACTTCCAGAATTATGATTTTTAACCATTATGTATTTTACACTATTTTGACCTTCAATGATATCACCAGTATTGAAATACTCATAATATGGGTTATTGCCTGTAATACCATCATCTACTGTAACAGTTATGCGCTTGGTATCACTTAGTGTAGTATCATTTGTACGCCATGAACGTATCTCAGGTAAATTGCTAATTGTATATTTTGCAAGTTTTGGAATAGTAAATTTGTCTACTGTTGTTATTGTAGAGCCATTGGCAAAGTATCCAGTTCCGCCTCTTTTAGTACCAGTGTTTGTAGCATCAGCTGATATACGTACATTTTGATAATAGTTTGAATAATATTCCCAACCTTCATTGTAATCACGGTAACCAGCAGTGCTAGTTGATGACTCTGGTAGTGTGTTAATAGGACAGCTAAAGCCAAATATATCTATAAAGTTAACACCAGTGACTTCTGTAGCTCTTGTATTAACGTTTGGAAATTGTTGAATACCAGCACTATTTTCAATCATTGAGGTTAACGTGCCTGGCAGTGTGTATACACTTCTAATTGTATCAGTTGCTGGAGCTGTAACTCCAGTGTCCCATCCATCAGTTTGCATAAACAACCATTCAGCAGTTCCTAGTGTAATAGGAACTTTAATACCAACTACTGATCCAGGAGATTTGTCTGCTTGGAAAACACCATATTGTTGATATGTTTTAAATAGATATGGAGTATAATCAGCATATGTTCCAGAGCCGCTGTATGTATAACCTTCATCTGTTGTGTTGTAAGTAATTGTACTTGAGTCATCTAAATTAGTTCCAAACAATCCATCCCAATTAACAAATTGATATAGTTTTTTACCATTGAGTGTGTAAAAATTAGTTCCATCATTTAATGTTTGAATTTGGATTGGACCAGTGTTTGTAGGAGTTGTACTATTATTAATTGAACCTCCTGCTACAAACTTAACTAAATCAAATGGCAATGATGAAACGCCATTTACTATTGCAATTTGGCCTATGTCTAAATCTAGCGCAGTATAATCATCAAGTGTAAATGATCCGTAATAAGCATTAGTTGGATCATTCAATACAATATTGTTTCCATCATCTTGGACTACACTAGTGTAAACTCTATTGTTTGATGTACTTGCTTCTGGGAAAAAGCCAAGTGGTGAAGTGTTAACCATTTCATCAATGTTGACTTTATCAAACTGTTGTATAACTGGTGTTATCTTGGTGTTGTCTGTATAAAGAACACCATCTGTTCCCCAGACATACGGAGTATCTACTGCTAAGTCACTAATGATATCTACAACTGTAGCATTGTCTGTTGTATTTCTAAACTTTATTGCAATGTCTTTTGTTGGATAACTTCCGTTTTGAGCAGCTATTCTATATTTGGCATTGTCATATACTAATTCATAATCTACATCATGTGATAGATCAGTTACGTCCCAATCAGTTACAGTAACACTATCATTGTTTTGATCAACTAATCTATACCAGCTGTCACCTATGTGATTAGCTAGTGTTAGTTTGTTATCAAATATGGTGCTTGCAGTTACATAATTACCAGCAGTAATTAAAGTATCTGTGGTGTTTAATGGATATGCAGTGCTGTTAAGTTGAACATAAGTGTCATCAAGGTCTGAGTATAATCCATACCCACTGCTTGGTGTATATGTAGTTTCCCAAGGTCCAGTTAGATCTAAATCTTCTAGATTATCAGCTGCGGTAAGGTATTTAATTTCAAACTCACCTGCTGTGGCAGTTGGATATAATGACCATCTATTTGTTTGACCAAAAGGTAAACCTGCTGGTGTATTTCCACTTGCATAACCTGCACTAGTCATAATAGCAACTTTATAATCATTTGTTGTAAGGCTACCATCAGTTTGTACCCTAGCTGGGTTTGTAGTACTTAATGTATTATTAGCAAATTGCCAGTCACTAAAGTCAGTTATGTTTATTGGAGTTGATGTAGGGGAAGTCTCACCGCCTGTACGGAATGAACTTTGTCTAAGATCAGTAGTTGAAATATAACCACTGCTAGAAATGTATACAGTGTCACCAATTAAGTTTTGTCCATTTTTTTCTACACTTGTAATTTGTGCTTTAACAAAAGTATTACTTTGCATGTCTGGATCAAATATACGTGGGAATGTATCTACGTCAGTCCAAAAGCTAGCATTATTAAAAGTAGTAATACTTGAATCACCATAATGTGGTAAAGGACTAATAGCAGGCTCTGGCATAGTTAATTCATTTGACCACATTATGTTAGTACCAGGAGGGGCTAACTCTGCAATGTTTCTATCAAAACCTGGGTTACCTGAATCCAGTACAGGATACCAATCTAAATCATCACCAATACTAAGATTAAAGTCTGTGTTGTTTTCTTGCAAAATAGTTTTAGTAACTTTAAGACCTACTTGATAATTATCAAGTATACCTGCGTTACTAGGTGCCGTACTTGTAAAATATGGGTTGTTGTCTTCAATGTCAATAGTTTTTGTGTAACTGCCCATTGTTAAATCAGCAGTGGTAAGTCTATTAGTTAGTGCAAGATCTTCATATACTTCATATGTTTTATAATCTGTTCTGATGCTTTCATTGTCACGGTATTTTAAATAATATGTTGTATTTTCTAATGACTCTGTTCCGTTGTATTCTTGTCCTGCAGGTACTGTTCCAACACTAATAGAATCACCATCAATTATAGTTTTATCTTGATGAATTAAACAAAGCACTCCATCACTTGGTTGCGCATTGCTAGGATATGCTGGATCTGGTTCAGCTGCTCCACTTGCTAGCAAGAACATCCATGTGGCATCTATGTTTGGATAACTTGTACCAAGTGGTGCAACTGGAGTCCAGTTAGTAATATTAACTGGAAGTGTATATGCTGAATCAGTATATACTTCATATTCTAAAACATTTGCAGTAGTTTTTAAGTAATAAATTTGATCACTGTTCCAATGATAAATTTCATCATTCCATTGCTTTGGTACGTTTACATAAACTTCAAGATCATTTGCACTTAGCTGAGATGCTGTTACAACTTTTATTGGACTGCCACCAATAAATGAAATTGGTGTTTCAGTTGGTAATGGTGCAATGTCAGTCATCATTACTGGGTCTACTAGTGTATCTTGATCTTTAAATATCTGATAGTAATTCCCTGTACCAGTTGATTTAAGATAGTATGTGTTTCCAATTAGTGGAGCACCTTGATTATTAATAGTGTCAAATGTAATTTGTGAATTGTCTGGTGGATTTATTCCTGCGCTTGCAAAATTAATTTGAACTGCACTTGCAATAGCGTATTCATAACTTAGTTCATCATTAATAAATGATGGAGTAATTTGTGTTTGAAAGCCAACTAAGCTTGTTAAAGTTTCATTAAATGAACATTGTAATTCTGTTGCACTAATTCTTTTACAGTAAAATTCATCACCGTTGTATTCTAAGCCCCATGTTCCATCAAACCCTGTAATCTGAACACGTTGTCCGTCAATAAAATCATGTGGTGCTGCTGTAGTAATTGTAGCAGGGTTTAAAACATCTGCTGAACTAATAGGAGCTTGTCCTGCTATGGGACCTCTGGTTGCTACAACTACAGGATTATTCCAAAAGTCATAACGTGAAATATGACTACCATATGCAATGCTGTTCTCATAGTTTTTAAACTTTGAAAGATTTTGCATTGCTTCACTAGTGGTTGTAGACAAATCTGAGATTGGATCTAACCCAGTCCAAGCTTTGTATGTTCCCGTTAATAGTTCATCTATCCTACGGGTTAACCCGCTTGTACTGTTACCAACATAATCTGGATCAACATAGTCTGTTGCTAGATTAAGTGGGTAAGTAAATATTTGTCTCATGTCAGCCATTTTTAGTAAATCCCCTGTTTGCCACGTCTGTTGAATGCATTTTGAATTATTCCTTCAATTTGCTTCTTGTTATCAAGTAGGAACTGTGTTCCTGACTGTGTGTCTATTGCTTGTATAGTTATATTTACCTGGCCTCCGCCACCAGCATTTGGACCTTGCATTGGAGTAATTCCTGCAGGACCACTAATGATCTCAGGTCCATTTTCACCAGCAATACCAAACTTGCCTGCGCCTAGTGTTCCACCATTTGCAAAGAAGCCACCAAATAGTCCACTTACTATTCCGCCAAGACCGCCTCCGCCGCCTCCGCCAAAGAGACCACCCAGCATTCCGCCAAGGCCTCCGCCTCCGCCTCCGCCGCCAAATACGCTACTAAGTATACCACTAAGTCCACCTGCACCTTGTCCCATGCTTCCCATCTTTTGCATAAAGAAGTTAGCAAAGTTACCTAAGTCTAGTTTACCTGTTTGTAATGCACTGCCTAATGTATTAGCAAACACGTCTTCAAATGTTTGTGCACCTGTCATTGCTGAATGGTTAACTTGTGTTGCCATGCTGTTCATTTCACTGACACTTCCGTGCTTCATGTCTCTGAATGAGGCAATAACTGCATCACGTAAGTCTGGAAAAACACTGTTACCAACCAAGTAATTCCACATATTATCTGCGCCGTTTACTACGCCGTCATACATACCATTTGCTTTGTCAACAACACCCGCTTTCATATCATCAAATGCACCTACTGTAGCATTTTTAAGTTCTATTGCTTTGTCTTTAACTGCTTGTAGGCCTGCAACTGCTCTATTGAATGTTTCAACAACTGTATCAACAATAGCTTTTAATGCATTGAATCCTGTTTCAAGTGCTGGTAACGCAGTTTCATAAACAGTCTTCATTATGTTCCACATGCTGGTTGCTACATCAACAATAAATTGGAATCCTTCTTTAAGTAATGGTAATGCAGTTTCAATAAGTGGTGTAATTGCTGTTGCAATATGACCAAGTACTTCAAAGATCTTTTGCATAATAGGCCAAACTACTTCTGTAAGTAATGTACCAAGTAATTGAAATACTGGTTGTAGAGTACTAAGTGCGCCTTGTACGCCTTGAATTATAGCTGGCATTTTAGCTAATATTTCTTCACTTAGTCTAAGTAACACTGGCATCAAAGGTTGAATGGCATCAGTAAGTAACTGACCCATACCTTCTTTTAATCTACCAATATTATCATTGAATGCTTCTGCTTGTTGTGCTGATTCTAAACTAACAATGTTTGAGTTTTGTGCAACATCATCAAGTGTTTCTTGCATCTTTTCAGCACTGTCATTTATTTTACCAAACTGTGATTGTATAAGAGGACCTGCACGTCCACCAACTACTTTAGCAAATTCTTCTGTAGTAATTGTGCCTTCATTTAAGGCAGTCATCATTGATTGTAGTAGCTCAGGACCTGACTTTAATTCACCATTCATGCCCTTGATACTATCACCTAATTTATCAGTGATTGCGGCAAAAGACTTTTGTCCTTCTGTACCAGCTTGTAGTCTTGAAGTTGTTTGTAACATTGCTCTATCAAATGTAGCGGCATCAATGCCTGCTTCATTCATAGCTTGTCTCATTACTTGGAAGCCTTCAAAAGCTTCACCACTCATTGCTGCGCCTGCACTCCTAGCTGATTTAGCTAAGTCATCCATTGCAGTGATCTTATCACCCACAATTTTAACAGCACCTAAAGCAGCAAAAGCGGCACCTGCCACTCCTATTGCTGCTCTAAATCTACCTGCACTAGCTGTTAATCCACCTAGGCCTCCACTAACTTTGCTGATTGCTCCGCTAGCATTGTCCTTGGCGTTAATGTTAATATTGTAATCTGCCATTTATTTCCCCTTAGATTGCTGGTACTGGTATTCATAATATTTAGCCCAGCCTGCTAGTTCAAGTGTGCTTACGTTGTGTAGGATCCATTCCACACTTTGGCCCATTTCCCCAGCAATTTTAAAGAGAAAGAGTGTATCAAGATCCTCTGTTAGTTTCCCAGAGTTTCAGCTGCCTCACCACTGGCTGCATTGATTGCAGTACATACTTTGATGATTACATTTGGATCCACTTCACGCATTAGTACATCTCTGTCACCATGTGTAAACATACGCTTACCGTTTTTGTCATATGCTTTTTGAATTAATGTTTCTACCAGGGCTGCTACCAATTCACCTTTTGCATGTAGTTCAAGAGTTTTTTGTTCTTGTGCAAAGGTTGATACTGGTTTAAAGTATACTACTGTATCCCATTCAGGTACTTCAATACTTTTCATCTCACCTGCTAGTTGGTCTTTAAAGTGACCTCTTGCTTTTGTAATAACGCTCATAATTTATTTCCTTGTTGCTAATGCAGATCTCAGTGCCACTTCAACTATCCCGTTGGGTGCCTGTCTGCTTGTTCTGTTAGTATCCAATACTCCAATATATGGAACATGGTTCTTTGCTAATGGAATGATCTTTCTTCCATTAATCCCTTTATAGACATTTTGCCAACCTTGACGTGCTCTACCTGTATCAATAGGGGTGGTTGCACGTAATGCTGCCGCAAAGTCTCTAGAAAAAGTGGACAGGTCTTTGCTTATTTCAGCATACAGTTCTTTTTTCATACTATCTCTTGAATCAGCCATAGTCCTGTCCTTTTTCTTTTACGCTGAGGTAACCAAAGCGCCATCACCAGTAAATGATAAAGATACTGTAATCATATCTTCAACACCAACTGCTGTTTCAATTGAAGTTACAATTGCGTCACCTGTATAGGTTGCCGTTCCTACTACTTCATATGCAATTAATTGCACTACTGTCCCAATAACTGGGTATCCTTCTGTTGTGTCAAATACTGCTTCTGCAGATCCTTCCCAACTTGCCATTCCTGGCTTTACACATTTCCAATCAGCACCCATGTATGATGCTTCAATTGTTTCTGCGTTTTGTGTGATGTTCCATGCTGTTAATTGAGCTATGTTAGTAGCTCCATTATCAACTGAAAGAGCACCGTTTTTTCCACTTAGACATGCCATTTTATTTCTTCCTTATGTTTGGTTTAATTGATAACAATATTCCGCTAGGAATATCATTCTACAACTTGCAAAAGGTGCGCTTTCACCAGTTGTTACAGTCTCTACTCTTGTGAGCCTAATATCTTCTACAGTACCGTCCAATGATCTATCTTCCATTAGTGTGTTTTCAATAGCTTCTACTGCAATATTTCTTTGCGTGTCACGCTCTTTTCCACCTACTATTAGAACTACATTGACTTCCATCATTCCCTTACGTATCAATCCACCTGGACCCATTGACATTGTTAAATCTTCAATATCCTCATCAGTGGTTTCAATATAAACTGCTGGAAATGCAGTCTTGGCTAGTTGGTCAGGATCAATTGGATCCCTTTGAACTTTGCCTAGTTTTACACTACGTTGAGCTTTTAACAGATCAACTATTTCTACTAGTATATCTTCTCTACGTGCCATTATCTGTACAACCTAGTTTGACTTACTTGTTTAACGTCTGTATTGATATCAATAGTTCCGTCACCATCAAAGTCATACTTGATGCCTACACCAAATTGTAGTTCCCATTCATCTTGATATCTTTCTTTGTAAAAAAGTATCTGTTCTCTGAAAGGATCACCCTCTGGTCTAAACGTGCTCAACTTAGGAAGTATGTATGCATATAAAGCTTGATAGACAGTAGTTTTAGTCCACTGTGTCTCAACTAGCTTGCTAGCATCAAATTGACTTCTGCTGTAGAATTTGTTCCACCATTTAAATTGAATCATGTTAGTAACATCAATCTGTGCGTGTGCCAGTTCATCTGTCCAGTCATCAACTCCTTGTTGGAACACTTCTGGAGCGTAATCTTGTAAATTTGTATTGTTAGCAAATGCCATTTTCTTCTCCTGTAAAATAGCTAGGGACCTAAGCCCCTAGCTTGCTTTAGTAAGCTATATTATGCTGCGTTTTGTACAATGATACCACGTGTAGCATCAAGAACGTCAACACCAAATGCTGCTGAAGCAACAATATCTGTACCAACTGCTGCGGCACGGCGTTCAAATTCAACTTTAACGCCACCTTGCATAGCCATACGCATTGCGTCAGCTGAGAATACTGCAAACTTAGTGTTAGTAAGACCAGTGTTAGCATCTGTTAGGTATGCTGATACGTAACAAGGAACACCTGCTACATTACCAATGAAACCTGAGCGCATTGCTTGGTTCTGTGTGTCACCACCTGCATAAGCAGATGAACCAATGATTGTCATAAAGCCAGCATATGCTGCGGCTGAAACTACACAGTTAAGTGCGCCTGTTTCACCAGCGGCACGGATTGCGCCAATTGCTTTGAACATTTCATTTAGCAAGTTAGCTTCAGTGTATTCTTGTGCTGTTAGTGAACCAAGTTTTACTGATACACGTGTGTCAACTGCTTTAGCAATACTGTTACCTAGGATGCGGCCAAAGTCATTAAAGTCTGCTCCACCTAAATCACGGATAACTGTGCGGCTAGCTAGAAGGTCTAAATCAATAGTCTTCTTAGTGTTAGCTGGTAGTTGGTTTGGGAAATCCACACCTGGATCTGTTTCTTGTGTACCGTCACCATTGTTAGTAACTGTTGTTGCTGTAACCTGTCCCATAACAGCAACTTGTGCTGATGCTGAACCTGCTGGTACTTGTTGTGTTGGTACTAGTAGACCTGGTAGGTAAAGACTAGTTTCTTGTGCTGCATAAACTGTAGCTGATTGTACTGGGACCATCAAAGCATCTAAGTTGATACCGGATCCATATTCATTTGCGTAAGCCATTTTAATTTTCCTTATATATGGTTATAAATTTAAACTTTCCCTTGACGCTTCATCTCTGTATAGAGTTTTCTGTGCTCAGGATTGTTCATATCAAGTTGTGCAAGATCCAGACTCTGCTGGGTTGCATTATTAGTGTTACCACTTGCTCCACTGCCACTAGGACCTGAAGCTTTAAAATACTGGTTGCTTGATAGGAACTCTTCCACTAGGTTATCAACTGACATTAGATCTGCATTATCTGTATATCTAGTTTTACCTTCTGAGTCTAAGACAACTACGTTGCCATCCTCACCTAGGTTTACGTTCTTTCTCAATAGTTGAGCCACATGTTCAGGGCTTACTGCTTTTGCTCTACTTGAAGCATTAATCAGTGCGCCGTCAATTTTAATAGTTTCAAGTTCATTTCTAAGCCTAGATACTTCCGCATCAGCTTTTTCTTTATGCTTCTTGAGTACACTATTAAAATCTTCTTTCTTAATAAGTTGCTCTTCCTCAACTTGTTCTTTCAAACCTTTGAGTGCTTTGTATTCTTCCATGTCAACGCCGTCAAACTTTTTGTTAACTTGGGCAACACGTTTACCAATCAATTCATTTACTTCATCTTGCGTAAATGTCTTAACTGTGTTTTCAACCTGGGAGTCATTTGTTTGGCCTGTGTCTGCATTCCCAGTGACTGCATCTTCAGTAATACCATGAGTTTCATTCATTGTCATGTCAATATCCTTTTTTAAGTTGGGGTTGGGTACACTATTGTACCTACTTATATATCTCTATATATGTTTATTTATCATCTTTAAACTTCTTCATCATCTTCAACAGGAACAAAGTAATGTTGGCAATTGTATCCACCACGTACTACAAATGGATCACCTGGCTCTTTACCAGCCCAGCTTTCTCCGTCCCATATGTTAAATATCTCTTCTTCTGTTAATTGCATGCCTAGCATACTTCTACAGAAAGGCCTTGATGTAGCCATTAATCCACCGCTGTATTCAAAGCGTTCTATATTCTGACGCTGTGCTCTACTTTTAATAAATGTTCCATTGTAACTTCCCACAATGCTGTCTGCATTAGTGTTTAGTTTAGTAGCTAGATTTGCCGCTGTGTTTACACTGCCTGGTAGTCTATCTTTGATCTTACCTACTAGACTTGTGTATACTTTTCCGTGCCGTCCGTTTTTATTAATCTCACTGCGTAATTGGCGTTGTAGTTTTCTTACAGTTGGATCATTTGATTCCATTTGTACGCCACTTATTCTTCCTCTTACTTGTTCAACTATTACTGCGGTAGCTAAACCAGCAACTGTGCCAAGCACTGCTGTCTTGATTATGTCTTCACTCATTCCACTTACTGTAGCAGATAGTTCATCTTGTGAACTTTCTAACAATACGCTTTCTGTAGTAAAGTCTGCAGGTTCAGCTGCTGCACTGCTTTGATCAATTACATCTTTGCTTAATTCTGTTAAACTATTTGCGCTTGATTTAACTTCAATTGCAGCTTCACCAAATGCAGCATCAATCTCTGGTCTCAGTCTTTCAACTGGTAGACCTTGGGATACCAGTTCCGCTACTTTATTTTCTAAAGCTTTAGCATTATCATACACACCATCTTGAATTTCATCTAGTGTGTTTTTAAATACTTTATCATGTTGTTCAACATCAAACTTAGCCAATGTTATTCACCACCGTGTGTGTAACCATTTTCAAGCAATAACAAATGTTGTGCTTCACTGTTTACAATTACACTCTTGCCTGTGCGTGGATCTTTCATCATGTGTACTTCAAACTCATCTTCATCATTATCAAGTTCTTCTAAGATTCTTGATTGGATGTCTTGATCATCAACAGCTAATGCAACAATTTGTCTACTAATTTCTTTGTTGAATTCAGAGTTGTTAACACCACTACTGCGTGTCTTCATTAAGAAGTCTAGTTCTAGATGTTCATCACGCATATCAAATGTATCTGGATAATCTACATGGAAGTCTTCTGGCATGTTTAGTGCTTGCCAATCCAACCAAATAGCCCACATTGCTAATTCTGTTTCACGCAATGTATCTGAGATATCACTTAGTTTAGCGTTGAGTAATTGACGTTCTGTTTGTAATGCTACGCCTGACATTGGTGTGCCGTTTGTAGCTTGGATTGAACTGGTGTGTGTCATGCGTTGAATTGCTTCTACTGCTTTGTCAATTGTTCTAAGAATACTGTCTGTGGTGCTTAGACTTGGTTGTAGCAAATAAGGTTTCAATCCTGGATCTACACTTTCATCTAAGTTAAGAACACTACCTGCACCTGCAACTGCATCTGTGCTGGTTGGCTTAACTAGTGTAGGATGACTTGCAATGCGCAAGTGTTGTTCAATTTCACTGTAACAGTTGTAGATAAACTTCTGTTGGTTTGCAACATCTGACACAATACTAAGTCCAACACCTTTGGTTGGTGACCTTAGTGGAGCATGAAATACAAAAGGAACATAGCCCAATGGGTTGTCATATTCTTCATGTTTAACAATAGATATATAAGTTCCTGCTAATGGATCTTTCTTAATTTTGTATTTCTCTATGTGGTCTCTGTGCCAGCATGTAAATGTAACATACTCATCATTTTCACTTTCACGCACTTTGATATATTCTAATTGCATCTTGCCTGCAATGTCACGGTCATAAAACCAATCAAGTACATTCTGTGGAGTGTACATAACTGCATATGCACGTATGCCCAGTGCAATTGCTTCTGCTTCTGTTTCTACTTTGTAACTTGGTTTGTCTACTAGGATCCAGGTACTTCCTTGTACCATGCTTAGGTCTGAAGCTGTCTTTAAAAAACTGTCCATGCTTTGACCTTCTTGGTCTGTATCATTCATCCATTGTTTAACTAATGGATTATTAATTAATGGTCCTATTTCACGCTTTGGTAATGTGCGGAATAAGAAACTTCTATAAATATCTACAGTAGTTTGTACATGGTTGTCTAATGGTGTAGAGTTTAATCTCTTTCCATACTGGTTACCAGGCGCTTGGTTTTCACCAATGTATGCAGTTAGGTAACTGCCGCTTTTGTATAGCTCACCACCTACATATGATTTGTAATGATAGTTAGCTTGTTCCGCTACCATTTGATAGTTAGGATGTGTTGTTTCTAGTTGTTCTAATGTTAACATAATGTTTTCCTTTTAAAGGTGAGTATTTCAACAGTGATCAATTGTTGTTACTATACCAATTATTTATCAATCTAATAATGTCCAAATAACTGTGGACCTTTGTTTCTATCCGGCTCTGGCCGTTTGATAGGGTTTATCCAATGTACTAAGTAACCAAGGGCATCATTAAAGTGATCTAGGTTGCCTGACTTGTCTGGAACTTGTGTACCTTCTTTGTATGTCTGACCGCTAATGCATTTAATTAGTTTTCTACACTTAGGGTCCACACTTAGTTTAACACTTCCATTTGTGGCCTTTAGACTTGCGTTAACTGCTGCAATTCTATCCTTAACAGGCGGATTAATGTTTCTAACTTTAAGTGTGAACCCTGAGTTTCTTAGTATGTGATGGTCACTTGTATTTGAACTGGTCTTACGTGCTTGACCTGACGCATCTGGATACACCCATAATCTATTCTTGGGATATCTGTTTATCAGTTCTTCTGCCATTTCAAATGTGTTTGATCCTTCCATACTAATTTCATCTATTACGCTTATTTCATTTCCATTAACTCTACAAATTGCGGCTACCAGAGGCGTTACGTTAAAGTCCATTGCAACATGTAGTATCTCATTTGGTTTAAAATCTTTATCTTGTTTTCTTATGTGCAATCCACTGTCCCAATTATAATAAATGCTTCCGCTGTATTGTTCAAAGCTTGCTTCATATTCTTGTCTAAAACTCTTTTCATCTAGTTCATTCCTAGCCGCATCAATCTCATCTGCATCTACATTGCCGCCTTGCAATGTGGTGTACTGAAAGCTCTTCCAGTTGTCCTGAGCATTTGCGCCTTGCCACAGTTCATATATCCATGAACCTTTTCCTTTGGGCGTTGTAATAAAAAGAGCGCTTCCTTTCTTATCAGACAATGCAGGACGGCAAACTTCTGTCCACATCTTTTGGTCAATCATTGCGGCTTCATCCATGATTAAATAATCCATGCTTACACCACGTAAACTATCAGGGTTATCTGCACTGCGCAAATAAATCTTACTTCCATTGATCAATGTAATTGTTAGATCACTTTCATTAATTTTCTTTACCCATCTGCATCTAATAAACTTTTCCTTTAGTGGATCCCAGATGATCTGCTTTGCTTGCCTGTAACTAGGAAACACTGCAAACACATGACTATTAGGAAACCTTGCATGCTTTGCAATTTCATGCATAGCTAGAAAGCTTTTGCCCCAACGTCTACCAGCAACCACAACTTTAAATCTACTTGGGTCACTGCTTACTTCTACCTGTACTTGACTAAGTGGCATTACAAATAGTCTCTGATGTTAAACTGTCTGTGTATCTACCTGAATCCATATACGTTCTTACTGTAGTTCTTTTGCGTAGAACGTTGTCTTCTACTTGATATGAAATAAACTCTTGACGTTTTAATCCTGGTCTCCATTGATCTAAGTGAGTGTTGGTCTCTGCATCATTGATGTGTTTCTTCATTAATCTGTTTCCTTGTTTAAGTTTTTACTGTTACTCACATATAGACCAAACCAAGCTGCACCAGCACCTACTATAGTGCTAACAAAGCCTGCTTGAGCATTTGATGGATCTGGTAAACTCATAAACCATTGTGTAGCATTATAAAATGCAATCATGTAGCTTAGTATGAGTAGACGGGGGATGATCCTCCAACTGTCTAATGTGTGTGGGGTTAATTTCATTTAGACTGGTGTCATCTGAATACTAGGTAAGGAATAAATCCAAACACCAATCACTATTGCAATTATTACCCAAGTCCATTTGTTTTTTAAATGTTCTATTAGTTTCTTTGTCATGTTATTTCTTCTTTGGTTTCTTTTTATAAGCCATTTTTTAC